TATTAAATCTCAGGCTTTTAAGCGTAAATCTAGTTCTATGTCAGAACAAGATAAGTTTGTAAATGACGTATGGAAAACAATGTATGAAGCCCTATTGGAGAATATTAACGCACTTAAAATAGCAGCAAAGGTTATATGATGTTAAAATCTCTTAAACAATTAAAAAATCCAATTAAAGACGAAATATCAGAACAAAAAATAGAAGTATCACTCCAGGACGCTATTGATGACCATTTGATTAAAAGGAATATCGTAACTCATAAAAAAGTAAATGGGTTTCATCCAAGTTATACAAACCAATGTGCGAGATACTGGTATTATCTTTTTGAAGGCGCAGATGTTCAGGCCTCTTTTAAGCCCCAGACATACCGTATTTTTGACAATGGTCACGCTGTCCATGAAAGGCTTTATGGTTATTTTAGAGAAATGGGTATTCTTGTTGATGAAGAAATTCCCATTACTTATAAGAATCCTCCGATTGAGGGGACTGCTGACGGAATAATTGACTGGTATGGGCATAAATTAATTGAGCTTAAGTCAATTTCTTCAGAAGGCTTCCATTATCGGCAATTGTATAATAAGCCTAAAGATGAGCATTATAGACAGGCTCAAATATATATGAAATGCTTGGACTTACCAAGTGGTTATGTTATTTATGAGAATAAGAATAATCAAGAAATTTTACCCATTTATATAGAACGCGACAACGAATTTATTGGTAAACTATTTATTAAGTATAGTAAAATCTATACTAACTTCTTGGATAAGAAAATACCTAAACAACCATATAAGAGATCGTCTGCTAACTGTGTTGCTTGCGATCTTGCAAATATGTGTTGGGGTGAAGATGGAGTTAATTCAGTATCGGATGAAGAGTCTTTCTAGGATGCTAAAAATATTTAAATGTTCAATGAAGAGAAAAGATTCTGTAAAAACGAAGATTGCGGTAAAGTTTTTATAGCAAAAGTATATAACTCGATCTACTGTAGCGCAGAATGTAGGAAAATTGTAACTAACAAAAAATTACTTGAAGCCTATCACGCAAAAAAAAATAATAAAAATAAAAAAAGAATATGCAAGACAAAAAATTGCACAACTATATTGTCTTCATATAATAAAGAAGATGTTTGTGAATCCTGTAAGCAAGAGAGATATATAAAAAGACTTGTTTCTTGGGGTTGGGATGAAAAAAAACTTAGAGGCGAAGTATAGGTATGGCCTTGGGTTATTTAAAAAAAGACAAAGTTAATCGTATTCTTTCCGTTGATCCAGCTTCACACTCTCTTGCTTGGTGCATTACAGAACGCGACGGGGGAAAAATCAGATTGATTAAATCTGATAAAATTTCTTTTTTAAAAAGTGCTTCAATTGAAGAAAAATTTGCTCAAATAAAAATAGGTATTTCCGGTATTTGTAAATTATATAATCCAGATGTTTGTATTATAGAGCAATCAGTTTATATTCAAAATTTTCAAACCAGCAGGCTTCTTTCTTATATTATTGGCTACACTTGGGGTATTACTTCTCTTTCTTGCAAGCGCGTTTTTGATGTTAGTCCTCTAGTTTGGAGAAGTGGTGTTGGTTATAAAAACCTAACAACAAAAGATAAAGAAATTTTATCTAATGATGGTCGTAAAAAAAATATTGAATTGAAAAAAAAAGAAGAAAGAAAAAGAAGAGTTCGTGTTATAATTGAAGAATACTTTAACACGGATGAGTTGGACTTTGGTGATGACGATATTGTTGACGCAGTAGGTATAGCAATCTGGTATTGGAAAACACAAAATGGCTGATGTTTATAAAGATAAATCATGGTTATACGAACACTACGTTCAGAAAAGAATGAATCTTACAGATATTTGTAAACTTCTAAAACAGACTTATAATATTGAAGTTACTCCACAAGCTGTATATAACTGGTGTAAAAAATATGATTTACTTAAATACAGAGGAAAAGGAAGAAATCTTTCTTCAACTTCCTTAAGAAAGCCTAAATCACCAATGCAACAAGAAGTTGAAAAGAAAAGAAGAGAACAAAGAAAACTCAATAGAGTAAGAAAAAAAGGTTTTGGGAACTGGAAATGAAAAGAAGCGTTACTGCTAATGATATTGTAAATTTTACACGGCTTGATATGATTTATAATCAAATCAGGATTATTGAGGCTAAACAAAATCAAACAAAATACAAGTGCCTTGGTTCTGGCGAATGCTGTCATATTGGTTTAGTTATACCTATGTTTGAATGTGCAAACATAGCTTTTAGACTCACTCAGCAATATTATCTTTATGTAGAAGATAAAAACGAAGAGTATGCAAACCAGTGGATGGATGATGTTGTTACTTCCTTGAAAGAAGCTATGTATGATGACACATGGAAGCCTGGTGGTGAATCTAAAAGATATTGTGCTTTTTATAAAGGTGGGTGTAGCATATATGGCTTTAGGCCGTTTGTATGTCGCTCTTTTGGCACAGTAACTCCAGTTGATAATTATTGCCCAAGAGAAAGAAATGCTTATGGCAATATTGATTTTTATTCTGGCCAGCCTGTCCAAAAAATAGTTAAAGAATTCCAGGATATAATTCGTAATTATGCAAAAGATAAACATGAAAATTATGATATGACGCTCTACATGCCTCTTGGCGTTCTTAGTTTTCTTCTAGAATCGGAGGAATTGGAAAAATTGGCAAAAGATACTGATCCAAAATTTTGGGTTGGAACGTCTGGATGGTTTAATTATCGTGTTGAATTTACTAAACAACATGGGTATTCAATTGAAGAACTAGAAAAAGCTGCTGGCGAGGGCGGTAAAGTCCTAGCATTTGATCCAAAAGAATAATAATGAAAATTATATGGAATAGTATAAGCGCTACACAAACTCGCAATGAAGGATATAAAGTTTCAACAGACGAAATTTATAAAAATCTTATATCTCTTGGTTTAAATATTGAACGAAACTGTGCAATACCACCAAGCATTCAGCATTGTTTAGATAATCGCATAAATTTACTGTACGAATCACAAAATAATTTAGATACATCTTGTGATTTATTAATAAATAACAAACTTCCGCTTGATTATGCAAGTGGAGCCAACCATAATGTTGGTTTTACTTATTGGGAAACGACCCGCCTTCCAGAGGAGTGGGTTGAAAGAATGAATCAAATGGATGAAATTTGGACTACATCTAAATGGGCCCAAGATGTTTTTATAGACTCTGGTGTTAACAAAGATGTTTACAATTTTAAATTAGGAGTTCATTCTGAATTCTTTTTTCCAGTTTTAAGAAAATTAAAAAACTATCAATTTACTTTTCTTAGCATAGGCTCTCCATCAACACGAAAGAATAGCCAGATTGCGGTAAATGCATTTGTAAAACTTTTTGGTCAAGATGATCGGTATAAATTAATCTATAAAAGCACAGATGCTCCCGACGCTCGTCTTTACGACTCTTCTGGGCAAATGGTTTCAATATACAATCATCCAAATATTGAAGTTATTGAAAAAGATGTTTCAATTAAAGAATTGGCTGAAATATACGACAAAGCAGACTGTTTGATTTATCCAACTAGCGGTGAGGGTTGGGGTATGTTGCCTTTTCAAGCGATTGCTAAAGGCATTCCTACAATTTGTACAAACGCTACTTCCTGTACTGAATATGCACATTTATCAATTCCTTTAGATTATTCATGGGGCACAAATAAAATGTCAGGCATATATGCTGGTTGTGGGCAATGGGCTTTGCCAAATTTCGATGATTTGTGTGATAAAATGTTGTATGTAATTAATAATTACGATAAAATCTCTAAATTTACATATGACAATGCTATTTCTTATTTTGATCAATGGTCTTGGGAAAACATAACAAAGGAATATTACGACAGAATATGTCAGATATTGAAAAAGTAAAAAGTAAAAATTTAATTGAAAAAATAAAAGATGTTGAAGATGTTGGCCTAATGCATGTCAAAGGATATTCGTTGCATGAAATTGCTTCTTTAATGTCAATCAATGTTGATGCTGTCAAAGAACATATTGAAGAATATAAAAAAATAATTAGCAGGCAAGCAGAAGAAGACCCTTATTTTCTTGAAAGAATACAGTTTAATACAATTAAAGCTCTTAAAGAATTTGATGAATTGAGCAAAGAGGCTTGGGAAACAATTAACATTGCAACTGACCACGGAATGGTTGCTGCAAGAATTCAAGCAATTAAACTTGCTGGAGAACTTGCTACAAAAAAAGCCCAATTGCATAAATTAATGGGAGGAAATAACTCCGATGCTGAATACATTGGTCGGATGCAAAAGGCTGAAAATGTTAATCAAGTGCTTTCAAGGGTTTTGCGTGATGTTATTTCTAAATTCCCAGAAGTTGCAGAAGAAGTTCGTAAAGAATTGGCAATTGCATTTGAAATAATGGATGAACAAGAACCAATTGATGTAGATGAGGTCGATGATGATTCATAATTTGAGACCTATTTTTTTGCCATTACCTAGGATTTGTGAAGTCAAAAACGGTCTTTACCTAGGATTTGTGAAGTCAAAAAAGGCCTTTACATGTTATATTTTTAAGGATAACTATTGCAATGCCTGATTATCTTGGTATAAATTTAAATTTTGATGATTTTGATAAATTGTTAAAACAAGATGAATTAGTTGAAGAACCTGTTCCAATTGAAATATTTGTAACAGATAAAAAATATTTAGGTTTACCTCCACTATCGCCAATTCAATTAGAGATTGTCCGTCACAGCACTCAAATATTTAAAGCACCTACTCTGGCCAAAATAATGGGAGAAAAAAAGGGGTTTGAATATTATAAAGAATATACAGACAATGAAGTAATTTGCATGTTAGGTAAAGGTTCTGGCAAAGACCACTGTGCCAGAATATCTATTGCGTATACTGCCTATCAACTTCATTGTCTTAGAGATCCTTTAAATTATTTTGGTAAAGCTAAAGGTGTTTATATTGATTTGTTAAATCTTGCTGTAAACGCACAGCAAGCTCAAAGAGTGTTCTTTGAGCCGTTGAAGAATCTACTACTTTCTTCACCATATTTCAATTCGGTTGGCTTTGAACCACGTGTTTCTGAAATATTCTTTTTCTCTAGACCAGTACGTTGTTTCTCAGGTCACTCAGAAAGTGAAGGATGGGAAGGTTATGAAGTTATGTCAATTATTTTGGATGAGATATCAGCATTCAAAACAGATGCCGAAGTAAGAGGAGATACAAGATCTAAAGGCTCCGCTTCTGCTATTTATAATATGAGTAAATTATCTGTAATGTCAAGGTTCCCAGAAGTGGGCAAAGTTATTTTGCTCTCTTTCCCGCGATACAAAGGTGATTTTATTCAGCAAAGATATTTTGGTGCAAAAGACAAGAACGAACCAAAAACCTGGTTTATAAAAGCTGCCACTTGGGAAGTGAATCCAACAATTGAGAGAGAACAATTAGAATCTGAATACATAAGAAATCCAATTGAAGCAAAAGCAAGATTTGAATGCGAACCACCAAATATGGAAGACGCATATTTTAGAGATGCGGATCTTGTGAGAAAAGCTTTTGTTTATGGAGAAGACCCAATAGACGAGGAGGGCAATTTTAAAAAGTGGTTTAATAACAAAGATGCTCATACTCGTTTCATACATATAGATCTTGGATTTAAAAGAGATAGATCTGCTCTATGTATGGTTCATTGTTCAGGACTAAAAGAAGTTAAAACATCAATGGGTGTAGAAAATCTTCCTGTTGTAAATGTTGATTTAATTTATTCTTGGGAAGCTAAACCAGGTGAAGAAATTAATTTTGCTTCTGTAAGACAAATGATTGTTGATTTGTGCCGTAAATTCGATGTTGGATTAGTAACATTTGATAGATGGCAGTCAATTGAAATGATACAAAGTTTAAGAGCACAAGGCATCAATGCCGACTTCCATAGCGTTAAAAAAACAGATTATGACACATTAATGACATCAATTTATGATACAAGACTTAGGGGTTATTGGAGTGAACTTCTTGTTGAAGAAGAACTGCTCAAACTTAGATTATTTTCTAATAATAAAATCGATCACCCGAATTCTGGTTCAAAAGATTTAGCCGACTCTCTTGCTGGTGCCACTTACAATTGTATTCAAAATATTGGAGTTGAATCAGAAGTTACAATAGAAATCCTTGGTTCAGATTTTGACTATGAATTTGATGAAGATATACCAGAATTCGGCAATGTCAACCTGTATAATGGTTCTGTCAAACACATGACCCCTACCTACAGCAAAAAGCAAGTGGGAGCAAACGATATAGAAAGATGGTTAGAATCGCTATGATGGCTAATAACAATAAAACAGATAATAAAAATAAAACAGAAGATTTGTCACCGACAGCAGACGAAATCATAAACGAATTGTTGCTGCTTAACTCTAGATTAATGATGGAAAATATTGCACTTAAGATTTCTTTTAATAAGCTAAGAGATTTTGTTCAGTATTCAAAAGAATCTTCAATAGATACATTAGAAGAATAATAATTTTTTAAATAATTTTGCTGTTCGACTTGCATCTGCGAACGTAGGTGCTAGGGTTAGTAACTGCAAGGGTGTCTCTACCCACAATTAACAAAAATATAAACCAAAACATAAAAGATAAAGGAGCCAAAAATGTCCACAATGAGCATCAAAAAAGTTGATACTTTTCCTGAAATTACCCGTACTGGTAGAACCAGTGCAGAATTGCAGATGATTATTGACTCTTTGACTGCATCTTCAAAAAATGGAGAAGCATTTCAAATTGAAAATGTTCAAGAAGGCAAAAAGTTCAACTCTCTCCAGCAGAGAATTCGTGCTCAAGCAAAGAAGCTTAATCTTAAGGTTACTATTCACTTTGACCGCAAGACTAATTCTTTGTTTTTCAAAGTCCAGACTAACGGAAACAAGAAGGCAGATGTTGCAGTTACTGCAAAGGATATAAAGTCCGTCAAGACAAACGTCAAGACAAAAGCCTGACAAAGAAGTAAACAAAAAAGGCCCTGCAGCAATGCAGGGCCTTTTTTTTGTGTATAATCACGGTATGACAATTTTTGAACAAAAAGAAATTGAAATTACAAATGAACAAATCAAATCATGGCATCCAATGATTGCAATGCCATGTTATGATCAACTAATTACGGAACCTACTTTTATGTCAATGATGAGAACAGCAATGATGTTCAAAGAAATTGGCTTGACTTTTTCTGTTGCAACAATTTCTGATTCTCTTATAAATAGAGCTAGAAACAACATAGTTGCCAAATTTCTGGCTAACCCAGAGTTTACTCATATCATGTTTATTGATGTTGATTTAGGTTTCTCACCAGAAGATATTTTAAAACTTTTATGGCATAATAAAGAGATAATGACTGGCTCGTATCCAATAAAAGATGTCCTTTGGAATCGTGTTGAAGCAAATGTTAAACGCGGTATTCCGGCAGATAAATTGCTAGAAAGAAGTTTGAGATTTGTTGTTAATCCGGTTGCAGGCGTAGAGAATCTTAATTTAAATGTTGATAATGGTGCTATAGAGATTTATGATGCAGGAACTGGTTTTATGCTTATTAAAAGATCGGTTTTTGAAAAGATGATTGAGAAGTATCCAGAACTCAAGTATAGTGACGATACTGGTTCGCTTACAGAAGAAGAAAAAAACTGGTCTTATGCTTTTTTCAATTCTTATGTTGAACCTGTGAAGAATCGTTTTCTTTCTGAAGATTATGGATTTTGTAGATACTGGCAAGAAATCGGTGGTAAAGTATGGGTTGATCCATCAATAGAAATGACTCATATTGGCAGGATGAAATATAAAGCAACAATGCTTACATTTCTTGAAGACAATGTAATAAAAGGTAATGTAGACAAGCCTGCGCCTTCTTTTCCGAAGAAAAAAAATAAACGAAAGAAATAGTGAAATGTGTTTGGAAATCAGGTTTACATAAAAAGTGTGTATGGCTTGTGAACTGCATACTAAAAATTAAGATAAATCTAATTCAAATAGGGCCCCGTAAATTATTTATTTAATCATTTATCAACCGATTATCAAGCTCTTTGGCAATCTTTTATTTGAGCGATCATGAAGCTCCACCAAATCATTTATTAGCTCGTTAATATTCTCACTAATAAATAATGCAGAGTTTCCTGCAGGGTAAAAAAAATTTCTGGTTTGTTTCAATTTGGCTTGACTTTGGAACCCGACTGTGATACTATTTTGGGGTCGTTGGGGTATCATTTGATACCCAAATGATAATGTTTTGCAAATCCATAGATAAATCATTTAGAACGGGGGTTCTATGAGTAATCGTAATGCAAACTCAAAGTCCAAGTATAATGTCATTTGTGACAAACTTATTGGTATTGACATTTCTGACGATGATAATGAGTATGGTATTGTCATTCGTGTAGATGCAATGCTAGATAATGGTTGCGAATGGTATCAGGTTTACACAAACCTTGGTTATACATTCAATGCTGGTATTATCCTTAATGCATTGAGTCTAGCAAACCTTACAGAACAAGTCATTTCAAATGATGATGAGAATGTTAAAGTATTGCCCGTTGGTTATCCAGATGGCAGTCGTTATTCTAAATCCTCATTTGGTCCTCGCAGAAAACATACTGCTAGTGCTATTGCAAGTGAGTGTATAAATACAATGAACATTGCTAAAATTGGTAATGAAGTAATCAATATTACAAGTCACTTGACTTCAAGTAATGAATTTCCTGAAGAAAATCAAAAGGCTGGTGAGTAACATGGAAAATACAAAAGTAAACCTTGCTCAAATACAAGACAAACTTATTCGGCGTGGCAAAGCAAAGAAAAAGACAAAGAGTTTGTTTGATACTCCATTGAGTGAAAGAAATTATTGGGGTAATGACAAAGGCACAGAGTTGCTTATGAGTTGGAATCGTAATGCAATTCGTAAATCATTAAATGATGGTTTTCTCTTTGATTTTGATAATGAGAAGTTCTATCTTGTACTTGATAGTGAAAAAAGAAAAGAACTGATTGATTATCAGTTGCAGTTGCTTGCTGATTTGCAAATTGATACATCAATTCAAATTGTTCAGAATGATGAGGGTAAATGGCTTATTCAGAAAGGATAAAATGATACTGAGCAAAAAAGAACAAGAGAAAATCAAAGAAATGATTGCTCTTGAAAAGATTATCAAAGATAATCATCCAGGTGAAGGCGTTGGTTTTGATGCTGCAAAAGAATGGCATAGTTACCCAGATAAACTCAAAGATATTCGTAGGGAAGCAATGAGGTAATTCAAATGGCAATTTGTATTTATTGTTCGTCGGAATTCATTGATGAACGATTAGAAGCAGGCTATGAGTATTGTTTATCAGAAACCTGTCAAAAAATAGGACTTGATAAGTCAGAGCGGGAGTTTAGAAAAATCTATACTCCCGCTCTTTTGCATAAGAGCAACTATTTCTGGATTAAAAAAGATGAATTAAAAACTCTCAATGTCAGAAATGACTTGATTACAAACGATTAGGGGAAAAAAATGAATGATGATAACTTTGAAAAAATTATAAGAAAAATTCGAAATAAAGAAGTACACATGACAGAAAAAGAAATTGAAGATTTGTACGATGTTTTCTTTGAGTTTTCAATTTTTGCGACAAAATTTGAACAAGCAAAACTTGAAAATCCAAAATGTAAAGAGGGGCAAACTTATTTCAATGTCCTTAGGCAAGTTAATCCAAAACTTGCAAATGAAATTCGTTCAACTCCTTATGACCCATTTCATTGTGAAACTATTGATAAAAAAATTAATGCCTATGTCATTGAAAACTGGAGAAAATAATGAAATTTAATACAGCAGAAAATATTAAAGCAAATGGTACTTGTCTTCAAGGCTATGTCCAATCAACATTTGATGAAATTGTTGAAATTTTTGGTAAACCAAATTATGGCCCTCAAGATTATTCCTTTGAAAAAGTAACTTGCGAATGGGTAGTTCAATTTGAAGATGGGACAATTGCAACCATTTACGATTGGAAAATGTGTGAGACACCGTATGGCAAATATTATTGGCATATTGGTGGTTTCAATCATCGCGCAATCGAATTGATTGAAAAAACAGTTGAGATGTACCGAGCAGTAAAGAATGTGGAGAAACAATCATGAATAATAAATTCACTTCAGATCAAATCATTAGCTTCATGAAAACAAAAGGGCTCAGAGTTGAATACATTAAAACCTTGACAAGGGCTGAAAAAACCAAACTCAAAGCTCAACTGATTTCTGAAATGCTTGAAAAAATTGAATCAGAGCGTAAGCGTAATTCCAAAAATGCAAAACAACGAGCAAGGTATTTCAAAAAAAATCTTGCAAACAAAGAATGCGTTTGTCATGAATGTCTTCAAACAAAGACATACAAAGAAATGGCAATTGCAAATTATCGAAGCCCAAAGCATGAAATAAATCTTTGTCAAGACTGTCTTGACAAAGACTATCTTTGTGTTCAGCTTGAAAATGACTATGATGAATATCCACAATAAAGAAAGGTAAATTTGACGATGCAAAAGTATGTTGAATTTAGCACAGACTTAGAAAAATACATTCATCGAAAAGTATCTGCAATTCGAGTTGGTGAATGTATGCAAATTGAAATAACAGCTTCTTCTAAAGAAGAAAAAGAAGATGTTAATAAAGCAATTCGTAAATCTGCTCACTATAACAATCTTCAAGTTAGAGTTTTTTGGTCAAAAGCAAATGACTTTGTTAAAGTCATAAATGAACTTTGAACTGTGGGAAGGAAAAAGGAAAAGGGCATGAATATAACAATATGCGACATGTGTCAAAAACAATATGAAGTAGATGAATTCAATGCTCCAACTCCAGAAAGAGGATTGGATGTATATTTAATTGGTGGTTATGGATTGTTCCATGATGATATTGAGAACAGTTGTCAAAAGAAAATTACTCTTTGCCATGATTGTTCTTTGAAGCTAATTAGAATGATTCCAAAGTACGCTAATCAAAAAGGTTGGCATTCTGTTTCGTATAGAGCAAACGATTATCCATTGTGTTGCGAATACTCTTGGACTTTTGAAGAGGGGACAACAGAAACAATTTATGGCACAAAAGATCACTTTGATAAAAGGAGTAAATAAAATGACTGAGTTTTATACAAGAAATCAATACGGACAAATAGAAGAACATGATTCAATTGAACAAGCAGTTAAAGAATTTCTTTCATACGATGGCTATCGCCTAGATATTGCAATTGAAGATACAATTTTGTTCATTAGTAGAGATGAACTTCCTAATATAGAAAAGTCTTTTGTTGCTGAATCTAGTACAAATTATAGACTTAAGTATGATGCAAGAATCGATATTCATAAGGTGGTAAATAAGTGAAAAACAATATTTCAGAAAAAATGCTCAACTCTTGGCGTAAAGAAATCCGCGATAAGTTTGGTTCTGCCAATCCAATTAAATTCCCTGAAAGAGAAAAACTGCCAATATACGACATTAATTATGACATTGCTTACAATTTTGATTTTGAGGAATGGGAATTGGAAATGGCAGTTTTTAGATGGGGGCGTTGATGAAAGTTTATAAATGCCTCATTTGTTACGAAGTGTTTGAAGAAGAACCTGACGATAATATTTGTCCAGTTTGTTATGACCAATCTGTTTATCCAAGCAATACTTACTATTTTGAAGATGAAGAAAGCGGTGGTGGATACTAATGGATAACTGGGAAATTTTTGAAAAACAACTAACAGAGTTAGCATTAAATGAGGGCTTGAATCCAGAAATTTTTGATTGGAAAAGCATCTCTGATGGATACGAACATGATATTTATAACAATATAACGCTACGTTCAATTATAAATAAATGGATTAACTACTACAAAGAATTAGGTGATTAGAATGGCTAAATCAAGAGTTGATTATAATACACTTGGTCCTGTTCCTTGTGAAGAAGATTGTGTACAAATAAACCATGACGATTTTAAAAGAATTGCAAAAATCGAAATGGAAGCGTATATCAATCAGCTTGAGAGAATTTTTCCAGAAGCAAAAGAACATGATGTTCAGTTTTCAATTAAATGGTTTGAACATGATTTTGGTCAATACGGTGAAGTTGTTGCAAAATATGTAGATGACAACAAATCTGGCTATAATTATGTTTTTGATGTAATTGATAAAAATCTCCCAGAGCATTGGGATAATGAAGCATTGGAAGAATTACAGAAAGCAGGTGTTTTGTGAATAAAGAAAACATTTTAAAAGTTGCTGACCTTATTGCAAATTCACCAAATGAAGAAATTCATATGGGCTCATGGTTCGGCAAGTACATTAATACAGATGAATATGAAGCAACTGCAATCACTACATTGGAACAAATTGTTGAAGGTGAAACAAGTGTCCTTGAGATTGAAATAGATGACAAAACAGGTTCATTTGAAATTCTTGGAATGCATTGCGGAACTACTGCTTGTATTGCAGGTTGGGCTTTTTATTCCTATCTGATAGACAATGATATCAAAACTTACGTTGCTGGTTTAAATGTTTTAGATACCGCGATTAATTATCTAGATCTTGGTGTTGAAGAATACGGCAACTTATTTTATTGTGAAAATCCTTCTATTTGGCATGCCTTTCGGGATGAATATGATTGGGATTTTGATACAGGTAATACCGATAGTTGGGTTTTCCCAAAGAAAGATGTTGTTCATCTTTTGAGAAGAATTGCAAATAAAGAAATTGATTTGTCTAATGCCTATGTAGATACCATTATCAGTGAAAATGAACAAATTGAATACGACCTTGATGGCTATTATCAATAACTAAACAAAACGGAGAAAAAAATGAAACCTACAAAGATACTTAAATCAACAACAATTCTTGCAGCATTTGCTGGCTTGATTTTGAGCATTTCACTATTCTTCAGTAGTGACACTAACGAAGATAAACTTAATGGCATTTATGTTGGTATTTGGGTGCCATCAATTCTTGCTCTTGGTACTTTTATGCTTGCATTAAAAGATAGGGATTGGTAATCGTGTCTGAAGCAACTCTTTTTTGTTTTGGAGCGGTGATTTTTCTTATTGCTTTTACAGGAGCAATTCTTTATGGTATGTCTGCTACTGAACAACGGTTTTTAAAAGAAACAAAACCAAAGAAATCCAAACCTTGGGAAGTTTCACCCAATGGTGTTGTTTCTTCTATACAGAAAGCAAAATCAAAATGACCAGCAGAGATACTTATGACATAGAAGAATATGCTAAAGAACAGCAAAAAGAATTAAAAATTATAAATGTTCAACCAAATCTTTTAATTAAATTGATGATGGAATCTGAGCCTTGTTTGTTTTCAAATAAATCTGAACCTGCTCCAGTCCAAAATAAATCTATCATTTTGCAAAATTCAATTTGGCGAGAAGAATAACTGAAACAGAGAAAACAATGAATGTAGAAAATATACTCAAAGTTAGGAGAAAACAATGAATGTAGAGAATATGCTCAAAGTTGCAGACTATATTGAAAATGCTCCAAAAGAACAATTTCATATGGGTGCATGGTTTGGCAATTACTTTGAAGATACGGTTCAAGAATGCGATACAGATACTAATGAAATAATTGAATATGACTCTAGAGATTATTGGGAAGACTCTCCATGTAATGAAATGTTTGATATTCAAAACTTTACTCGTGATGCTTTCCCTAAACAATTGAATTGTGGTACAACAGCATGTATTGCTGGCTGGGCTGCAACAACTTTCTATTACGAAGATAGAAAAAAATATGATGAATTTTTAGAAATGTGTGATACAGACTATAATTCTCATAGTGTCGGAAACTTTGCTACAGAATATCTTGGTCTAAATGATCAAGAAGCGACAAATCTTTTCTTTTGCGGAGTCGAATCTATCTGGACTCAAGTCAAAGAAGAATACAAGTTTGAATTTCTGCCAATGATAAATGAAAGTTGGAATATTGACAATAAGCACGCAGCAGATGTTTTAAGGCGTATTGCTAATGGTGAACTAAAACTTAATGGATATAACAATATTAATGACGAACAAAATGAATGGTTGGTAATCCCCCCAACGGAAACGAAGATTAAAGAATGAATTGGTCCTATTCTGAAAACCTTTTACGGTGTGCAAATGATGCTATTGAGAAACCAGAGGACTTCGGTTACTGGGGTTCAAATGATATGTTTGTAACCTGGGGTTTTTGTGGTATTGACAAAAACAGAGACTCTAGCATTCTAGATGAAATGAACTTTGATTTAATGTCTAGAGAATTAATGGCAGAATTCCCTGATGATTTTAGAATTGAAACTTATAATCATTGGGCTGTAGGTCATGTCGATAGGTTGTGTGTTCGTGTTCTAAAAGAAAACAAACAAATAACAGAAGACAATATTACAAAAGCTTTCATAAAAGCTATGTCTTGTAAAGACGAACTACTGGATTACCCAGTATGGGATGATGGAGAATATAGTGAAAGATCATATGATGCTGCAATTAATGCATTAGAAGATCTTCATTTCTCAATTAAATCAATGATTGATACGAACATTGAATCTTGGTCTTCTCAAGTCTACAGATATTTGTCGGATGAACTAGGAATTTGTGTTGATGTGGATGCCGATGTTTATCCAAGTGATGATGAAATCTTAACCGCCGTTTATCACTTAGAATTGTGGAATCTTGAATCAATAGAGGAATGGGATGAATGGACAAATCAAAAAGAACTTACAAACATTAAAATAATCATAGCAAATAAAAATCAACTTTCACTTTTTGATTAATATGAAAACTACATTAGTCATATCATTAATTTCAATTGGAATCTCTTTAATGTTTTTAATTAAAAATTATCATTATCGAAATAAAGAAGATAAATAAATGAATTACAACTTTAATATTTAAAATCATCAACTACAGACAAAGATTATATTTAAAAGGGAGAATAATAATGCCTAATTGGTGTGAAAATCATTTAGTAATTGCTGGTAAAGAAAAAGACTTAGATATTTTGATTTCTAAAATCAAAGAAGTCCCAAGTCACCTTTCTGAAAAGGAATACAAATCTGTAGATGGATATTGTCTCTTTGAAAACTTTTATCCAACACCTGCTGATTTGCTAATTGGTAATGCTCCAATGAATCCAACAGATGAACAAAAAGCTAACCTGGAAAAGTATGGTTATGCTGATTGGTATAGTTGGCGAATTGACAATTGGGGAACCAAATGGCAAGAAAGCAATTTGTTTGTTGCTCAAGAAAAGCATGTTTCTGAACGTGGTGGTATTGCCAGTATTGGATTTAATTTTGATACAGCATGGGGTCCTGCATTAGATTTGTTCAACAAAGCCTCAGGCGATTATCCTAATCTTATATTCTGTCTTTATTATGAAGAACCAGGAATGGGATTTTGTGGTAGAAATATTTGGGCTAATGGACAAGAAGTCGAAAGAACAGAGGGAGACATTATATCTAATTATTTTGATGAAGAATACTTATACGAATACTACTCAAAGGAAGAAGAAAGCGAATGAACAATACAATTCTTGAACAAATCCACGAAACACTTTTGTTTGATCGTAATGAAAAAAATGCAAAAATGTATGGGCTTAATAGTCTTAATAATCAATTTGAATTTAAATTAATTCACCAACATGGTGATATTTATTCACTAATTGATGATGTTGATGACGACAAACTCCATGCCAGTTTCGATTATCTTGGCCTTATTACTTATGGCTGGGCTGCGCCAATTAATAATGATAGTGATGAAGAAATAGCACCAAGTAAAAATCCAGAACGTAGACGAGTACGTTTAATGCTTGCTGCTTCTGTAAAGGATTCAAAGATTATTGGTTCCGCACTCGAAATTAGTGGTGAAGATTCTATATTTGATGAAGATGTCACAGCAAGTGGTCCTTTGATGGATCATTTGAGAAAGTTAATTGCATAATGGGACTTGACAACATACCAAAAGTATATCCATGTAAAAAACATGGTACAGCTATTATAAATGAAGAAGAACAAATTGATTGTCAACAAACTCAAAAGAGTGGAGGTTGTCCTTGGAAAAATCAAAAAGAATCAAATCCTCTTACTAAAGATGCAGCAGCAACTTTAGGAATGTTTGGTACAGATTGTTGGTATAGAGGTAAGTATGGAAATTATCTTACTGGCAGTATGTCAAATTTCAATTCTGATTTTCCATATGATAGTTCAGCTTTTTATGGGGAAGGAACAGATGATGGTGAAGGACTTTCTGAAAGTTACTGTCTAAATCTTTCGTGGACAATGAGAGATTATACAGAAGAGTGGATTAATTATGTAAAGAATTACAGTGAAGTTAAAGGAAATCTTGAAGAAGAAAATAGTCTTATCAATGATTGGATTTATGCTTCATGGTGGTTAGAATTTATTAGTAAAAACGCAAATGGCTCGGAAATTTGGTACTAATGTTTGACATGGATGATTTTGATAATTTGAATACAAGCAATCACGTTATGAGTCTGAATGATGATGACAATGAATTTCTCAATCGCTTCATTACAGTAACTCGTATTATTAAAGATACAAATTTTGAGGACCCTAGTCAAACTGCTGCATTTATTATGCATATGATTAATGCAGCAGTTGATGAGGGGAAAGAGTATGATGATAAATCTCTTGATGTAATTAGTGCACTTTGTTCGCACGTAATTGCGCTGTTTAAAGTTATACAAAATAATAAAGAATCTTATCTTGAACAATTTGATAATAATGTAATTATTCCAATGATTAATAGTTTTGAAAAAAATCAGTAGGAGGTTTGATGACAGTTAGCAATAACAATTGGATGGATGAAGCTTTATGTATAGGCAAAGGAGAAATCTTTTTTGCAGAAACAAACTCACCTATCAGTAATAAAAAAAGTTCAATTCAAGCAAAAGCAATGTGTTTAGCGTGCACAGTTGTTGCTGACTGTCTTACCTTTGCAATTAATAATGAAGAAGTTTATGGAATTTGGGGTTCATTTTCTTCAAAAGAAAGATCATCTATAAAAAAGAATTTAAAAATCAAAAAAATTACAAAGTTGCAAGCATCTTTGTTTGTAAACAAAAGCGTTACTGAAGTAAAAGAAATATTCAAAAACACAATTTTCACAGGAGAGTGAAATGAAAAGCCAAAACAAAGTTGAACTGAACTTCGATGGGAAACTTTCAAAGTCAGAAGTAAAAAATAATCTTCATGTACCTATTGTCACTAGAAAAAATATAGTCAAAGGAGCAAAATCTTTTGATGATGGTTCGTATTCAACAATGGAATCACTTGTTAAAGTAAGTGATTTGTATTTGGATTCAACTTATCAGAGGTTTCCTAATGAAGTAAAAGTTTCAAGCATTGCTCGGAATTTTGATCCTGATGCATTTGGTATTATTATCTGTTCAGCACGTGA